TGAACTTATACCACCTGTTACTTGTAATGCACCCGATGTTGCATCTGTAGCATTTGTTAAATTAAGTATTGTAACAATAGGTGTTGACCCTATTTCAACTACTTCGCTTCCGTCTGTAGTATCAATCACAAAGTAGTCTGAAATGTTTTCATGTATGCGAACTGCTGCATCAGTGTTATCAGGAATATCAATGTCAGTAATACCGTTTACATCAATTGAATCTTCAACTCTGTCACTACCTAGTCTAACATTACCGTCAACTTCAAATAGTCCACCTACATAAACATTTTTACGTATGCCTACACCACCATCAACTACTAATGCACCTGTTGTAGTGCTTGTGCTTTCGCTATCATTTCTAATTTCTACTTTTGGTTGTTCACCGAATGTGACTTTTTCTTCATGTTCGCGAGTATTAATGCTAATGTAATCTTCTGTACCTTCAGTAATACTATATGCTTGTAAACTTTCATCCGGTATAGTGATTTGCACATCGCCATCAAACACAATGTTACCATTAACGGTTAATGTACCTTCAACTAGCAAGTCTGGATTAATTGTAACTAAACCTGTAGATGCACCAATGTTAATTGTTGTTGCCGCACCAAATGCTTCAATAGTAGTAGCACTTGTATTCAACAAGTTAAATGTACCTGTAACATCAGTTGAAAGCACATCACCTTGAATATCAAAATCACCATCTAGTATAACGTCACCAGTTATTGTACCGCCGGTTAGTTTGTTTAGATATCTGTTTTCTACATAATTTACAACAGCGTATTGTGTTGGTGCAGTGTTACCATCTGCTGTACCATTACTTGCTGTTAAGTTAGGGTTATTACTAATTTCCTTTAGTTCAACACCAACTGGAATATTATCTCTAACTAGAGGACCGATACTTGTTAAACCACTTAGGTCAATTTGGTTAGCATTTAGTGTGATAGCACCTGTTAAAGCATTAACTGCAAAGAAATCACCGACCCTAAAGTTACCAATTTGATCAACCGTACCACCGGCAAACACCTTACCTTGTTGAGTTTGTATAATTTCATTTTCTGCAAGTGGTGATCCACCAAAGAACGGTAATGCATTGTAAGTAATACCTGCACCAACATATTCAAATGCGTGACCTGAAGTACTAATTGTACTAACATTATATAGAGCAGCAAGTGTGTCTTGTTGTACGGTAATCAACCCTGGACTTACGGTAATATTATATGTACCACCGTAAGTTGCGTTTAAATCAAATATTGCAGCATCTACAATATCATCTGTTGCATTAAGCACTGCTCGTCTTTCTACATTATAGGTAGCGTTACCTAAAGTGTAGTCATGATCAATTTGTGTCCAACCTGTTGTATAGCCTTCGTCAACTGCTTGACCTATTCTGTCAACTAGTAGTTCAATTAATTCACCTGCTACTAAAGATCCATCTGGAATACTTGTATCTTGTGTCTCAGTGACTCCTGTACTAGGAGTTATGACATTGTTTTGTGCAACTTCTTTTAGTACATTACCTAAATGATAATATGTAAATGCTGTTACATCAGTTTGATCTGCTGTACCAAAGTTGTTTGCACTATTAAGTATTGCACTGCCGTAATATGCTAAACCTGCTCTGCGAGTTTGTTTGTTACCACCGTACATCATGTCATACACTGCTGCATCAATGATATAACCAGTGTCTCTCGCACACTTGTCTGTATTGTAGGTAAACTCAACAAGATTGTTATAAATGTAATCAATCGTACCTGTTTGAATAGTAACCATTGCATTTAACAATTGGTTTGCAGCATTTTGTTGCGTAATTGAGAGCCAGCTAAAGTTTGGTTCAATTTCACTCGGCGTACCTAACAAAGGTGTAGCAGCACCGTCTGCCTGACGTTGAATTGTATCAATTAAGATATCCATCAACGTTCCTACGGTAGAGGATTCAGGTACTCCGCCATATGCACCTGTTAATACTTGAGATTCAGTGTTACCTGTACTAGGTGTTACAACAACACCTTGTATAACATCTTGTATTACACCTTTTAAATGTTCCCAAGCATCTGCTGTTGTTTGTGCTTGACTATCAGGTAGATATTCAACTGCTCCTAAATAGTATGAAGTAGTTGCAAGTAACATAGCAATGTTGCCTGTGTATAACAAGTCATGTGTTAATGCATCTAAGACTTTCTTAGTGTCTGATTGACATTTTTCAATGTTATAACTAAATCCGTTGTAAGTTGTGTTGATGTAATCAATAGTATCACTTTGTAAAGTAGATTTATTGTTTAGCAGATTTTGTCTTGCACTTATAATACCAGCTGCTGGCCAGGTAACATCTGGATATTCTACATTAGGCAATGTGTCTGTACCAAACTCAACGACATCTTCAAATATTTGCACCAGTGCTTCTACATCTGCAATTTCTGTTGCACTAGCATTTGATCCTGATGTGTCTTGAGTTTCAATATTGGCATATTGTGCTGTGATACCGTTACCTAATAAGATATCTTCAATTAATCCTTGTAAGTGATTAAATCCTGCTGCTGTTTCAACTTGTTCTCCTGGAACTTGTGTTGTAGCACCTTCCCAATAACTTTCAGCAGCTAATCTACTTGCTGTGTTACCACCATAAACAATATCATATGTTAATGCGTCAATTACATATCCTGTATCTCTTTCGCACTTAACAATATCAAATGTAGTTAATGAGTTATATGTATCTAAAATATAATCAATTGTTTGTTCAATTGTATCTGCTCTATTTGTAACAATGTCACTTCTTGCAGATTGTAATGCAGCATTTGCCCAAGTTACACTTGGCAGTGTTTCTGCAGGCAGTCCTGAAATGTTACCTGCTGTGATAACATCTTCAATAATTTGTACAAGACCGTCTAGTGCAGTTCCTTCTGTTGCGGTTGCTGCTGGATGAGTTGAATTGTCTTGAGTTTCACCATTACCTGCACTCTTAGTTATAAGATTTGCTTGTGCAATATCACTTACAACACTTGCTAAATGTGCATATGCTGCGGCAGTTGCAGCTTCTGTACCTGTTCCTAGTTGACTAGATGTACCTACATAATATGCCTCTGCTGCACGTCTACTTGCACTATTACCACCGTATAATATATCATATGTTAAAGCATCAACAATGTATCCTGTATCTCTGCGACATTGAGCTTTTTGAGCTGCTGTAAGACCTGTCCATAACACATTGTAGTTATTATTTAACCATGCATCAATTTCACTTTGAATAAAAGTTCTGTTTTGTTGTAGTTGTAACGCAGCATCATCTGCATCTGCTGTAGGTAATGAACTAGGAGCAGGGAACGAAAGTGCATCGACCGTACCATCTCCCGGTTCTGCTGTGCTTTGTGCTCCATTATTTAGAATATCTAATATTTCATCAAATGCAGCATTTGATCTTGATAACGCAGTTGCATCACCTGCAACATTTGTCAATGCTGCCACAAGACCTTTTGCATATGTTATGCCGCCTGCTGTTTCAGTTCTTTGATCATCGATTACAACATATGCATTTGCTCTTGTGTAAGCAATACCATGATATACTGCATTGTAGTTTGTACCTAATGCAATATCCATTCCTACTGCATCTAATATTAACCCTGTGTCTCGTTGACATTTTGAGCTATCAAATGTTAAGAAGCTAGGATAGTTGTTTACAATAAATCTGCTAACATCTTTAATTAAGAAGTCTCGGTTACCTTGCAATCTATCTCTTGCTGCTGTAATCGTTGCTGCTGCACCAGTTGGAATTGGAAATGTTAAAGCATCAGCTGCTGTGTCTGTACTTACAACACCGTTTTGTATAATGTCAATTATTTCGTTTACTGCTGCATTACTTCTTGAAACTGATGTTGCGTCAGCAGCTAGATAAGTTGCTGCTTCGCTTTTTATATAGTTTATAGCACCAATTGTTTCTGTGTTTTGGTCGCTTAACACATATGAACTATTTGCTCTTTGGTATGCTAAACCTGCTGTTACAGCATTATAGTTTGTACCAAATGCAACATCATAACCAATTGCGTCAATGATTAAACCTGTATCTCTTGAACACTTGTCGCTGTCATATACAAACAATGTACCGCTACCATTATCGTATACATTATTGATATATGAAGTAGTTTCTTCTGCTAAGAAATCTCTGTTTGCAATTAATGTGTCAGTTGCATCAATTAATGCTTGACTTGCAGGACCAGGACTTTCAAATACTCTTCCTTCTGAAGGTAGTTGGTCATATTCTAAATAATTTAGAACGTCATCCCATCTGTTTCCTACTTGTTCTGCAATGAATGAATCAAGTGTAACTGCTGCTACTGATAGTCTTTTTGCCTCTCTTAGTGCAAGTATAGTTGCAGGTTTTTGTTCAGTGTTTAAGTATGCAACATTTGCTCTATCGTAGGCTTGTGCTGCTGTAATACTATTATGGTTAGTGCCATTTTGAGCATCTCTATAAACAGCTTTTACAATATATTCAACGTCACGTTTACACTTTTCTTCGTTATAGCTATAATTAGGATAATTATTTCTTATTACTGCGTTTGCACTATTTTGTGCTGCTACTATATTGTCTATAATTTCAACATAAGCATCTTGTAAAGGTTGAGCTTCAGCATCTGTATTAGGATATGTTTTTAATGGCAAACGTGTTGTGGTTCCTTCAGTAATCATATCTTCAATGTTGAATAGTAATGCATCTAATCTTTCAGCTTCAATTGTAGTAGCTGCTGGATTATCAAAGTTTTGCAGTTTTGTATTTCCTAGTGTAGCTGTAACAATTTGTTCTCTTACAACTCTTTGTATAACTTCTCGCATTCTTGCAAATGCATCTGCTAAACTTGCAGTGTCAACTGCTGAAAGACTTGAAATGTTAAAATCATCAAAATATTCAAATGCTTCAAACACGGTTGCAACATTACAATCATACAAAATATCGTATGATAATGCATCTACAATACTTTCAAATCCTTTTAAATATCTTTCGCCGTCATCGCTATCCCATGTCTGAACAAACAAAGGATGTTCTTCTTCTAGATAAGCAATAAATTCAGCACCTAAAAATTCTCTGTTAGCTTGTAATTGATCTTTAGCATCACGTCTATTAGCATCAACGCCGGCGTGATCTGGATAATCAAATCTAATATCTTGACTATCGCCTTCATCTAAAACATTTACCCAAATGTTAAAACCTTCGTTAACACGATCTAATGCAGTCGAACTTGCTTGAACTTCTGTAATTGCTGTTATAGTTTCTTGAACATTTCTAAAACCATCTATTAAAAGTTGTTTTAGATTTGTTCTATATGTATATTCTCTTGCTTGCTGAACAACTAAGTATTCACTTCCTAGTGCAACATAGGAACCTATTGCTCTAATTAATCTGTCTACTTCGGTATCAAAGTTTGGTCTATGATAACTTAATTCTGTAAATTGCTCTCTAATGTAATTAATTACTTCGTCAATTACAAAATCTCTATTTGCAACAATGTTATCTTTTGCTCTGCGAACACCAACATCTATACTAGATAGGTCGTTATATACAATATCTGGAGCAGCAACACTATCTTGTCTGTCTAAGAATTGAGTTATAACTGCAAACTTGTCTGTAATTAACGTATCTACAGCAGCATTAGCACTTACTGCAATCATTTCGTCACGTGCTGAATTAATACCATAAATTGTTGCTTCTAATTGATCATTAAGAACTTTTGCACTTGTTGAACGTAGATAAGCTCTACCTGCTGCCAAACTTTGGTAATTTGTTCCCATAACAATATCACCCATAACAGCATCAATAATAAATCTCAAGTCTCTTCTACATACTTCTTCATCATAGTAGAAAGGTGGAATAACTTGTTCAGCAAGTGTAATATAATAATATGTATCGTTGCCCTGGAATTGAATAATACTACCAACTTGCGGTTTATCTCTCAAACTACCAATTTGTATTACACTATTTGTTTGTAAATTAATTCTTGCTGCGGCTTGTATAGTAGCGCCACCTCCCGAAAAACTAATTTGTGGAATTACTTCATAACCGCTGCCATTTGTAAGGATAGTAACACCGGCAAGTTGTCCTGTAGTTGTATCAATAATAGCAGAAGCTGTTGCTTGTACACCACCTGCTCCTGTTGGAGGATCTATAGTAACCAACGGAGTACTAGTATAACCGCTACCAGGACTTGTAATAGTAACGCTTGCTACACTTGAATAATAGTCTTGTGTTGGTACAGCACTTGTATAACTTGTTGGATAGAATCCATCTGCAACGATACCATAGGTACCAAAGTCACTAACAGAGTTTGAAATACTTAGATATCCACCTTTTGTTGTTTTAAATCCTGTTGAACAGAAAACGGTAAAACAACTAACAATCTGTGTGTAACCAAAGTTTGTAACTTCGAAACCTCTACCACCTTGTGCAATTTGAGTAAAGGCATCCGCAACAAATGATTTTACAAGAGATGCTGGATTGTATTCATCTCCGTCGACTAGCATACCGCTGCCGCCGCCTGTATCGTTTACTTGTTTACCAAAAGGTATCGCTGGATTATCTTCTAATAATAAAGGTCTTGCTCCTGGTTCAATTCCTTCAATTTGTACCGTTTCAAACGGAACAAATTCTGTACCATCATTTAACCACGGACCGTTCATGTTTGTGCAGTTTTGAACATATGGAGAAGTTGTACACAATGTTCCTGGTCGAATTTTGACACACCAACCAGGATATCTTAGACCTCTAAATGTTAATTGATACAAGTAACATCCATTACCCATATAAAAGAAGTCTAGTGTATTATTGTTTGGCCAAACTCTTGTGTTACGTAGTTCGCCTGTGCCTGAAATTGTAACAAAGTCAGGCATACTAATTGGATTGTCTTCATAATAGTCACCTGGAGCGACTAAAATTGTTGTTCCAGGTTGAGCTACTGCTACTGCTGCTTTAATTGTGCGTTTGGCTCCATCTGGACCCATACTGCGACCATCGTTTTCATCGTTGCCGTCTTGGTTTACATACAGCACGTCTGTAACTTCAGGACCACTTATATTTCCTGTTACAGAAACGTCTCCTATTATACGTACATCTCCACCCTTTGGGTTTATTTCAACATCACCGTCGGACGTTAAAATAATCGAGTTGTCTCCGACTAGTCTTTCGTGAATCGATTGTCTTTTAATAAATCCCATTTATACTTCCAAATAACTTAATGTTGCATTTAAATTTGTTGGTGTTGCTCCAACAATTATAATGCGGTCGCCTTCTTCTAATACTAAACGTTCTGTAGCAAAAGTAAATGTATCTGCTGCGCCAACGCCTATGTCATTTAGCACTAAATTTGTAGTGCTTTTTGCGCTGCCATCAGGAACAACATGCATATCAAATGTTGTGTCATTAGTTCCTAATCCGTCGTCTGCTCCTGCATTACATACAAGCAGAGTTGTGATAGCATATTTTTTGCCAGCCGGAACGGTTATTAGTGTAGTATCAGTTGCTGCTATGCTTGCATTTGTAATTGCCATTTTTGTTTCCTTTTAAAAAATAATACTAAAAAGTAAGGCTTTATTCCTACTAACTAATTCGTCTTGTGTGTCGTCTTGATGATGAAAAAATACACCCGAGCCGCCATCACCTATTGCTTTGCTATAAATCAATACACCGTCGCTTGGTGCGCTACTTGGATCAGTTTGAGTTGTAAAGTTTGATACTGCATCGATTTGAACATTGCCTGTACCGCTAGTAGTTAAAGTTAAATTACCAAATACGTTATCGTTTGTAATTGTACTTGTTCTACCATTGATATTTACGTTAGCAATATCAAGTTGTTCATTTGCTCCACCATAAGTAAATGTACCTATAGTTTGTCCATCAACATTAACTTCAACTCTTGAATTTAATACACTTGGATCTTCATCAAAATCATATGTAACAACTTCTGTGTCAGAATCGTAATCATTTTTAATTCTATCTTGGAAGTTGTAAATATGATAAGATCTAACATAATCTCTTAACAATTTAACACTAGGTAGTGCTGCTTCTGCTGTTGTGCTTACTAATCTATCAATTGTTAGTGCATCGTATTCAATATTTCCATCAACATCATATGAATAAATTCTTTCTTCATAATCTGCTGCACCATTTACGGTTACTACACCAGTTGTACTACCTGATGTTCCTGGTATTAATCCAATGTCTTGATTGTTTTCGGTACGTATTGCACTTGTCCATAAAGACATATATCTACCAACATCATCGGTTAAAGTAAATGCTCCTGCTATATCTCCTCCGTTTACATATGTATTTTTACTTTCGTCAAAAAGAAAACTTACATATTGTCCACCAGATGGAGGTGTTGTTCCACCTCTATCCATTAGGAGACCAGCTGTGCCTAAACTTATACCAGGACCTGTTTCACCATTATTAACGATAATTGTATTGTCATCAACAACTAAATCACTAGAGCCAATACTAGTTTGTGTACCTAAAACATTTAGGTTGCCACTTATAGTAAAGGTACCTGTACCTGTGCCACTATCAAAGTAAAAAGTACCACCGTCTTTTACTTTTAACTTGTAGCTATCGACTCCGAGCGTTTCAATCTTTTGAGACATTTAAAACAGCTCCTTAAATTGCTGTTAATTCAATATAATCGCTTGAACTATCGTTTCGTAAGACCCAAGTGTATCTGTTTCCCGAAAAATCTGTTGCAATTCTTTTTGTCATTTTTGCAATCGGAGTAGGTGCTGCACCGTTTCCGCCTACATAGCCGTTGATTCTCATTTCGCCGTTGCTGTTAGGAATTGTGCTTTGTAGTACAAGTGCACCTAAATTAGTTCCTGCTTGATTTTTACAAGTAAATGTTTTTGCGCCACGCTGTTTGTAAATGTATGCGTAGTTTGTTGTTGTGTTGTATGTTGCATCAGTGTATGCAGTTCCGCCTGCATATGCTTCTACTCTAATACCTGTTGCTGATCCTAATGGTGTACCAATAGCGTCAGTTCCAAGTACATCTTTTTTTAGTGGACGTCCCATTGTTTTCTCCTTATGTTGACGTTCTAGGTCTACGCAGTGGGTGCTGCATAAGTCCTCATCTAGAGGTTCTCTCTATGACATAAGTATTTATCCTTTTAGTAAAAATGGGTTATAATGTCCACAAAAAAAGGCCTGCTAAAATGTAGCAGACCTTCTCTATAATATATGATAGGTTGGATTAAGGATTACCAACAACCGCCTCAACAGATCCTTCTATTAATTCAGCGGAGCCTAGCATCGGATAGTTACTTCCAAAATACGCATCTTCATGTCTCCATGCTCATGCGCTGTCACTACAACTACTAGCCAAGTTACTGCCTCTGTAAAGCAGCGTTTCCTTGCACTATCTAACTCAGACCGTCGTCTTTGTTATGTACTTAATATAACATATACAAAACAAAAGTCAACCACTTTTTTTAAAAAAGTCATAAAAAAAGGCCCCGTAAGGCCTTTTTTCTTAATTTTAAATCTAAACTTATGAGAAGCTTAGGCTTGCTGCATTTGTCTGTAGGTCGATTAGTGACAAATAGTCAGCTGCGTTACCTAGAGACGATGCTGTGTTTGATAGCTCAACGTAACCATAACGTGTCATGAATGATACGGTTGGTTCGAATGTGCCTGGATCAAGTACAACACCTGAAGACATTAGTGGGATGTATGGGCAGTAGAACGCTGCTGCGTCTGACTCTGAAGTACCCTTATAACCTACTAGTACGTCATCATTTGCTGCATATGTGTTTACATATACTTTCATTGCACCATTCAATGTACCAACTAGTTTTGTGTTAGTTGGTGCTTCAAATGTACCTTCAGTTGTACGAGCAAACGCTGAAGTTGTAGCACTTTGTAGAATTGTTAGTGTTGTTGGTGAAACAACAGCCCAGTTACCTGCGCCTCTGCGTGTACGCTGAGCAATTCTATTTGATGCACGGTTGATTAGAACTGCAAGAGCTGCATGTTCGTCACCAACAAATGTTGCTGTACCTGAAACTGCTGCTTGGTTGTATGTATCAGCAGCAGAACCTGCTAATGATGTTAGAGATGCTAGGACCTCTTGGTCAATTTCAGCAGTAATTTCTTGTGCTAGAGCAGCCATGATCTCTGCTTCAACGTCAATACCATGTTGTGATTGAGCGTCTTGAGCAGCTTCAAATGTCCAGCGAGCACTCAACTTACGAGTTTTCGCTTCAACGGTTTGCTTTAAGATCTGGATGCTTAGTTGGTTACCTTCAGCACCTTCTAGCGTAGCAGTTGAAGCTGCTTTACCAGTTGTTGCACCTGAATATGCTTCTGCAATTTTAAATGGTGATAGTGCTTCTTCACCTGCTACTGCTCCGCTTGCGCCTGAGCCATATGTGTCGCTATAGCGAACACGTAGTGTGTGAATCTGACCAACTGGACCAGTCATTGGCTGAACGCCAACAAGTTCGTTTGCAATAACCGTCGGCATTACACGTCTGATTACTGGTAGGATAACACGGTTAAGTGTTGCGATGTTACCGGCAGAAGTAGCACCAGCAGTTGCGGTTTCAGCCAAATACTTGCGAGTATTTTCTAGTGTTGAAGCCATTACTGCTTTCTTATTGCCTTGTAGGCCTTCAAGAAGTGCGCTTTTAGTCTCGTGCCAGCGACTTTCTAGTAGTTCTGACATTGGTTTCTCCTTAATTTAATCCAGCTAAACGCTTGATATCAATTACATTGTGATCTTTTGCGTCTGCTTGTATGTCATTTTTGTTTTCTCTGTTGCCTGTTACTTCTTTTGCCTCTGCTAATACTGCCTTTTGCTTCGCTGGACCTTTACCGTCTATTACTGCCGGTAGGTACTTGTCAAACGCAGATTGTAGTCTGCTAGTTTGTACAGATTCCAGTAAGTCTTTCATTATTGATTTCTGTTCCGCATTTAGTGGATCAGTTAATTCGTTAACAATTTCTTGACGTTTGATTGATTCGTTGATGCGTTTGATTTTTATATCTTGTGCTTCAGCTAATTCAATTGCTTTCTTTGCTGCCTCACGAGCTTCATTAACTTGTTTTGTCTTCATATCAACAACTTTTAATAGTTTTTGTGTTTCAGACTTTTCGTTTAACAAGCTATGAGTATACTCATTTGAAAATGCTTCGAAAATTTTACGACCAAAGTCGTTTTGTCTTGCTGTGTCAATATCTTCTTTAAGTTGAGAAATTTCTTTTCTAAGTCCTTTTCCAACCATTTCTGATACCATTTCAGCAGATTTAGAAATAAAGTCTTTTTTGACTTTTTCAATGTGTGACTTGCCTTCACGTACAAGACGTACTTTTGTTTCAGCAAGATCTTTTTTGTCTTCGTAAAACTCTGCAAGTTCTTTAGCAAGTGATTCTACTACAAATTGTTCCATAGCTACAAACTTATCAGCCATTGCTTTTTGATCTGAATGTAATTCTGTAACTTCTTTTTTCAAAGATTCCATTACAAAATCTTTTAGAAGATTAGCATTTTGACGCTGTGCAACAGCAAATTTTGCTTTTGCTTCAGCTAATTGCTTACGATCTTCTTGGAATTCTGCGATTTCCTCTGCTAGTTTTTCAGTAACTAATGCATCAACAGCTTCAACCATAGTTGATTTGTCATGCTCATACTTTTTAGCAAATTCTTCACGTAGTTCAGCTGTTACAGCAAGTTTATTTTCTTTAATTCTTGCTTCCCAAGCTTCTTGTATTTCAGAACGTACTTCTTCTGAAATTGCAGTGTTTTCAAAGAGTGATTTCAGTGCATCGATCATGTTTTTCTCCTAATTCACTGGAGCCTGCTTATTATGTCTAATAAGCTCTCTTTGAGATATTTTTGTGCCTTTTTATCGCCTTGAATTTCCCTTGATGTTTGGAACGCCCTATAACCACCCTTGGTATTCATAAGATGTTCGTAAATTGGTGTAGGATATGCACCAGGGGCGCTGGGCTGTGCCACAACGTCCACGGTGATTATTTCAAAATCACTAACCTCTCCTGATCCGTCTTCCATAACATTACCGCTACCTCTAGATGAGACACCTAGTTTAACACCGCTTTCAAGCATTGTTTTAACTAGTTGTCCCATTGGAGTTGGTAAAATTTTAAGTTTTCCGTAACCATTTGGACCATCCATCCACATTTCTGTAATCATATGGCTTACACGGTCTAAGTTAATGTTAAGTCCTTCAGGATGATCTACTTCACCTAACACTGAGTAGCCACCACTAATTTGTTCGTTGAGTGTGGTGACAGCCCTGCCAATCTCGTTAACGGGATAAACACGCTGATTTGCGTTGCGTACTCCGCCTTGAATGCAAATACCTTTCATATAAAGGTCTTTACCATCGTTAGCAGACTCAACAACAATCCTAGCCTGGTCGAAACTCAAATGTTCATTTAGTAAATTCATCATTCAGTCCTTATATTAGCTGCCAATAGATGATTTCTTATTAGCTGCTTGCTCTGGCTTGCCCTTTTTCTCAGCGCCGTGGCCAGGTTGTGATGCCATCTTAGTGGCACCTTTAGCGCCAGGAACATTTACGTTTCCAGCGTTATCTTCTTTTGTTGATGGTTGTGCTAAGCCGCCTGCTGTACCTTTTTCATCTGCTGTACCGCCTTTTGCGATATTTGCTGATGTGCCGCCCATGTTGTTTGGCTTTGCTACTGGTGATTTTGCATTTGCACCATTGTCACCCATTGATGCTGACACTTTGTCTGTGTACTCACGCATGATTTCTGTTTGTGACTTTTGTGTTTTTGATTCTTCAACTTCTTCAGCTGCTTCGTCTACTTCTTCATCTTCAAAAGCAATTGACTCTTCTTCGGCTTCGTCTTCATCATCGTCGCCTTCTTCTGAATCCATGTCCATTGGCATGTCCATTTCTGGCTCTTCGTCGCCTGGCTCTTCGCCACCTTCGTCTGCCATCATTGCATCAAATTCTGCTTTTAATTCGTCTAACATGTCTTCAATGTCATCTAAGCGATCTTCAACGTCACCTTCGCCTTCGTCGCCCATGTCCATTTCTGGTTCGTCACCCATGTCCATGTCGCCGCCCATGTCTGGCATTTCAATGTCGCCCATCATGTCGTCTACAGGGTCTGCTTCGTCAAAAATTCCTTCTTCGACTTCTTCCTCAGATTCGTCTACAACGTCATCTTCGTCTAGCTCTTCGTCTGATTCATCTAGGTCTTCATCTGATGATTCATCTAAATCTTCTTCTGATTCGTCTACTTCTTCATCAGTTGCTTCATCAACTTCTTCCTCTTCTTCTGAAAGTAGTGATTCATAAATATCTCTTGATTTTTCTACCACGATTTCGTGGAACAATGCTTCTGCACCTTCTCTGTCTTCATTGACGAGACGCTCAAGCATTTCTTCAAACTTATTGCGATCAGTCATGTTAATCTCCTTTATATATCTTTACAAGGCTGTCTATTATATTTACACTTTATTTAAAATATACGCTTAAAATGGTGTAAAAACACGCCGTTTTTAGTTTGGAAGGGGTTTTATTCCGAATTTTTGTACAAATTCGGGCAAAGTTATATGTTTTACGTTTGGTAAATCTTTTAAAAGATCTGGAATATAACTTTTTTTATTTTCTGTTACTCGAATGTATTTAACCTTTGGATGCAAATTTGCACACATCATTGTTTGTCTTTGCCAATTACCGTAGTAAGTAGCTTTTTCATTAATACCTTTGTAATTCAAAGTTCCTGCATATATGTTGTTTACGTTTTGATTTTTATCGCCTAATCCTGTGTAATCAAATCCTAAAATAACAATTACTCTATGATTATTTTTACTAGCAACAAACATAGCAGTAGGACCACTGCTCCAACCTTTGTTTGGATTTAATATATTAATATCTTTTAAAGTTTTAGTATATTTGTTTGGATTAGTGTAAACTTTGTTTTCTAAATGATAACCGCTATCATAAATTTCACGTATCATTTTTGTGTCAACTGCAATTAAATGGTCAACTGCACACTCTCTATAGATAGCATTACAGCCATATACCGTTCCTAATTCTTTTAGTTTTTGTATTGGGATTTGTTTCCTACTAGTGCCATTTCCAAGCACAAAAGCAAACTCTGTCAATATTATATACCTGCTTGTTCCGTGTTCGCAGCAATACCATACATTTGTTTTACAAAATTTAAATCTTCTTCTTGTTCAATTTTGTGTTGATCACTAGCCTTTCTTACTTTGTTAATATCCTTCAAAGTTAATTTGCTTTTTCTGCTGTCAGAAGGTTTAATTACTGAGTCATCGTTAGACGAATCATAGCGATTGTCTTCTGTTGGCTCTAGTGTCTTATCATCAAAGTAAAAAAGTTCTTTTAGTATCATGTTAGTATTTATATAGTTTGTGTTGTTTCTGGTGCCGCTGCGTCTGCACCTAAGTCTGTTTCAGTATTTGTTTCTGGAGGTGTGCCTTCTCCTGCATCAATTCCGCCACCATCAAGTGGAATTTCGTCTTCAATGCCGCCAAAGTCTCCTCCTAGGTCAGCACCACTAATTCCTGCACTTCTCATTTCAGCACCGCCATCGGCGTCACCTGCTTGTAAATTTTCATCATTTTCTTCACGCCATAAACGTTCGTTTTCAGCAATTTCTTCGTCAGTCATTCCAAGGAATCTTTTCAGTGCAAAACGGTTAGAAATGTAAGGTATAGCACTTATTGTACCATATGTTCCAATTCTATTATTATCAAGTTCTGCTTGACGATATGCTGCAAAGTTTTGCGGAGGTACTAATTCTAAATCAAATAAATTAAAGTCAACGTTTATTCCTTTTGAATCTAAAAATAGTTTAAATTCTCTGTTAAACACTTCTTCAATTAAACTTTGCAGACGTTCACAATATTTGTTAAAACGTAATTCCTGGATGTATGCTGTTCCCACACGTCCATCATTATATTGGCTAGCACCGTCATCTGCTCCAGTTGGTAAGTACGAACTTGGGATACGTAGGCCGCGTACCAACTTATTAGTAAAGTATCTAAGGTCATCAATCTCTCCTAAGTTTGTACCACCTGGTAGTGTTTCAACTTTTGATCCTCTACCTTCAGCTGTTTGCGGGAAGAAGTAGTCTTCGTTGATTGACAGAGGGTTATAAGCTGAGTCTATAACATTTTTTCCGCCGCCTGTCTTAGATGGGATGCGTCTTTGATGAATTTCTGTTTTTACACGTTCAACAAACTGCATAGCAAGGTGTTGAGGCATGTTACCCACATCAACGTAGAATACTCTGCGCTCCGGCGCACGTTGGACACGATAGATGATAATCGCATCTTCAAGCAATTCTTTTTGCTTGTATACTTTAAAAATACTTTCTAGTAAGCTGTTACCAAATGGATAGTTTTGATCAAGACCTTCACTCATACTTAAATGAATTACATGATCTGCATCAATAAACATTTCATTTTCTCCTTGCTGGAATCTACTTGTTCCTGCTGAAGGAGTAGTGTTGCCACCTGTTCCCCATTGCTTATCAATAGTTTGATAACCAGGAGCACTGCCGCCTGGGCCATAACTATTTTGAGTGTTTAAAGGTGTTGCTTCTAGTGCATCAAATGCAAAATTTAAGTTTTTTATTGCGTACTGCTCAGGACGTTTGCCTTCACTTTCATTTACAATAATTTTTGTAACTTGACTTGGGTCTACATGAAACCATTTTTTATTTTGTGGATCTCTAATAAAAAATTGATCTCCATACTTAAACGCATTTCTTACAATTCTAAACATGCGTTTTTCAAATTCATTTAGTTTACACCATTGTTTTAAATATTGTCCTAATATTTTTGTTTCAGTGTTTGTAGCAGATTTATTAAAATTAATTCTAAAATGTGTTTTGTTTGCATTATCTTTTTGTGTGCAAAATTCTGCAAGAATATCTAATGCAGCATTTACTTCACTATCGCTATCCATAGTATTATACTGATTATAACGTTCAATTCTATTAGGAGATCCAACATAAACATCTGGAAGGTGTGAACTATAATTTGCAGCAGCTGGACCTATACCAGTTGATCCTGCTCGTTGAGAAAAAGGGCTGTATGAACCTGTAGGATTGTTGCCAGTTTGTACTGGTGTAAAATATTTTTTCCAAGTCATCTAGCAACTCCTTTTAGTAAGTTTCCATTGAGCCCTTTTGTTATTCTTTGAGTTCTCTTTTGAGTATACAATTGTTGATCGTTAATGTCAATCGCTTTTCCCATAGAACTGATTAATTTTTCTATACCGGCGCTGGTTTTTCTTAATTCTGCTATCATTTCACTACTATTACTTATGCTACTTGCATTATTATTTGCTTCGACTTGAACTCTATCAGGTATAGCTCTTGCTGCTTCTGACATTTTGTTTATAACATCTATAGTTTTTAATCTACTTGTTATACCATTACCACCTGTAACAATTTCTGGGCCTCTTTCGCCTACAATACCAAAACTTCCAGGAGGAATATTACCTCCACTATCAAAACCTCTAGTAAAGCCTGTGCGTCTCATATGACTTAAACTTTCAACTACTCTGCGAGTTGCATCTACTTTTTCTTGTGTTGACGTTATTTCATTGTTTAAATCTGATGCACGATCAAATTGTCCACTTAATATAGCTTCGCTTTGTCTTTGAGTAAGTGAAGCCAACTCTGCTTGAGCAGCATCTAACATTTCAGTCGCTTGGGTAATTGACCCTAAAACATTTTCATTTGTAGCTATATCATTATCACCAAGTTGAGCATCTACGGTAGCACCTAATTCTTCAGCAAGTGCGCCTATACCTGCAGGATCAAGTGCTAATGTATCTGCGTCAACATCCATTTGATCTGTAGAAAATCCCATGTCAGATAAACCACTACCAAACAGATTATTCATGTTTTCAGTAACATCTGCCATAGGAGTAAGAACTTTACTAATTGCATCATCTACTTGTCTACGTAGCGCATTTGCATCTCCCATTGCTTGTGCTGCTTTATCTAAAGCAGAATCTGCCATGTTAACTAACGACGGTAGTGCAGTTTCTTGAACATACATAACCGTCTTTCTTAATTCTTCTTGCAATGCTACCGTTTTTTGTATTATACCATCGCTTGCAATTTGTGTTTGTTGTTGTGCAGCAATAACATTGTTTAGATTGCTCAATACATCTGCTGCTCCGCGTTCAGCAGCACCTGCTTCAGCCTCAACACCTCTGCGTAAATTATAACTACTTCCTAGAATATCTTCTGCTACTCTACCTAATTCGTTACCAATAGGTCCTAATTGTGCAATACTTTGAAATTCATCACTGCCTACTGCATCAATAGCTGCACCTAACAATTCGTCTTGCGCACGTTGTAATGCTGCTGGATCACCGCTTTGTAATGCTGCATTGTAGGCTTGTAATTCATCTTCAATACCAGGCATAACTTTCAAAAGTTGTAAACCTTCTTCACTAACAACACCACCGTATTTTACCATGTCATCAACTGCACGTTGAAGTAATGGACTAAACTCACCTAGTGTTTGGAAACTGGTTTGAAATTCATCTTGCAAGTCTTCGTTAACAAGATTAAGTGCAGCCTGCATAGTACCTGATCTACGTCTTTCACGCATTTCACGTTCTAGTTCTGCTCTATTTTTACCTGTTAGTTTGCTAAGTGCATCAAGTTGAACAGCATATTCATATGCTTGTTCCATTAATGTTCCATTGGCTTGTTGTTCTCTAATGTTACTAATTGAACTTAATTCTAAATAACTTGCTAAAGACTCGTTAATGTCTTTAACGGTATAACCCATCATACGCAAGTTTGTTGACAATGGACTATCTAAAAAGTCTTTGCTAAGTCCTACAAATGCCTGAGATGCATCTTCAGTAGTGCCAGCAAGTCCTCTTAATGCACTTTGATTTTCATATAAAAATTCTGTTAAGTCTTTAACTTCCATACCCATTGCTGCTGCACTTTGTTTAATACTAACAATGCTTGTACCAAACGTAGCACCAATAGATGAAAGTTGTTGATATTCAGCTAAACTTCCTTCAGCAAATTTTACTAAACCAGAAATAGCAGTACCAACTTTGCCTAACAATTCGGTGTTTGCAAGCAAAGCATCACTATATGCACTTAAATTTTGACTACCACTAACAAGTTCTGCTGCAAGTCCTAACCCTGCACTTGTAGTTTTTTTAACTGCACCAGTTAAAAAATCAATAGTTCTGCCCGATAGGTCTAATTCTGCCAAAAGAATAAAACTCCCATATTACTTCAAATAAATATACATACTTATTTATCTGTAGGAAAATAACATGGAAAACTCTCAAAGTCCTTTGAAAAAATACAAGAGGCAACCTAAAATATTAATAGACTTGCCTAGTAACGGAAAGTATACTCCAACAGGAACAACATACAATGATAACACAGAAGAACTAAAAGTTTTCAGTATGACTCCTAATGATGAAATACTTTTTAAAACACCTGACGCAATGATAAACGGAGAGGCAACGGTTGAAACAATTAAAAGTTGTGTGCCAGAGATACTTAACCCTTGGCAAATACCAACATTAGATATTGATACTATTTTAGTTGCAATTCGTATGGCAACATACGGTAACACAATGAATATAACTCATAGATGCAGATCTTGCAGTGAAGAAAACGCATACGAAATAAGTTTACAACCTTATATTGATAGTTATAGAAGCAGAGTGTTTACAGATGTTGTGCAAGTTGACGACTTAATATTTAAAATTAGACCTTTAAATTACAAAGAGTATACTGAGTTTCAAAAAACAAGTATTGCTCTAAGAAGAAGTTTAAGCACTATTTTAAATAGAAAAATGGAAGATGCTGAAAAAGAAAAAGCATTAGATCCAATATACAAACAAATTGCGCAAAATAGTTTACGTATTATATTGCAGAACATTGAATCAATTAGCGTTGATGGCGAAACTGAAACAAACAAGCAAGAAATAAAAAACTTTTTTGATGATAACGATGTGAGCTACTTCCAAAAAATAAAAGATCTTATCGAAGCAAATGCAAGTGCATTTGAGCCTCCAAAACACAAAGTAAAATGTCCTGCATGTGACAAAGAAGATGACATTTCAATTACACTGGACCAATCTGATTTTTTCGGGAAGGGCTAGTTGGTCTGTCTGACGACGAAGTTTATCAACTAGCCGATCAAATGGAAAACATTGTTAAACAAATAAAAGACAATTGGTATCGCATAGGATGGTATATGCGTGGATCGGCTAGTATTGATTATCTCATGACACAAACAGATGTAGGTGATATGGAAATATACAATAACATCATTAAACACAATTTAGATGTTATGAAAGCAACTAAAATGCCAACTATCTAGCATTATCTGCTGCAATAGCATCTAGTGCATTAGTTTCATCGCCTGGT